CAAAAGCCAAGTCAGCACCAAACTCACGGATAACTTCCATACCACTCCTATTACTCAATAACTAAACTCTACTATAGCACTTCGGGTGTGATGTATCCACTACCACCGCACCCATAGCAAACACGACCTGTGTTAAGCCACTTGTCGGATTCACCTGCGCCACCGCAACGGCGACAAATCTTGAGTCCGTTCTTTTTGAGTTCGGCGGCCTTAGCCTTGCGTGCAGCAACCTCGGCCTTACCCTCATCAGATTCGGCGTAAGCGATTCGCTTCGCTTCTTTTTCAGCAGCCCTCATCTTGTTGATTTCCTCAACCTTGGCTTCACGAACCTTGTTCCCCTCGTGACGCTTGGCGATGTTGGCAACCACTCCGCTTGCGTTAGGGCAGATAAAGCCCCACTCCACTCCAAAGAGGGCTTCAGCACACCACGTCGAAGCGTTGGCGTAGATACCCTCGCCCTCGGCAACTTTCGCACCACACCCGGCGCACTTGCCCTTGTAGCGATTGACCATAGCCGAGATAGAGGTGGCATCGAGCATCGGCACAAGGCCGAGTTCAGCAAGAACTTCGGGGCTAGTTAGGTTGGTCATTTCTTCCATAACCCTAGTTTAGTATAAAGGGTGTGACATAGCAAGAACCCTTGCAATTTAGGGCTTTTTTTGACTTGACACGGCTATAGATTCTGGTAAGATTTCACCACTCGTAGTAATTGTTGAGTAATAGATGAAAGGTGAACCAAATGAGTTCATTATTTACCAAGGCGGTAAAGGCCGAAGCAAAGGCCCGAATCGCTGTGACAGGACCCTCTGGGTCAGGCAAAACCTACTCGGCTTTGTTGTGGGCTACCACACTTGCCGAGGGTGGAAAGATTGCCGTTATTGACACCGAACGCGATAGCGCGAAGTTATACGCCGACCGATTTGAGTTTGACTCACTTACGATGTCTGCCCCCTACCACCCAAACCGTTTGATTGAGGCACTCAAGGCTGCTGAAGCAGAAGGCTACGCTTGCGTAGTTGTTGACTCGCTCACTCACTTCTACAACGGTCAAGGCGGATTGCTCGAACTTGTTGACCAAGCAGGTGCGGCGGCAAAGGGCAACTCTTTCGCCGGTTGGAAAGTCGCTACGCCAATTCAGCAACAGATGGTTGATGCGATTCTGAACTTCAACGGTCACATCATCGCCACTATGCGTTCTAAGACCGAGTGGACTTTGGAGAAAGACGAGCGCACCGGTCGCACCTCACCGAAGAAAGTTGGTCTAGCACCACAACAGCGTGACGGAATTGAGTATGAGTTCACCCTCGTAGTTGAGATGGACACCGACCACCGCACGATTATCGGTAAGACCCGTTGTGAGTCTTTGGCCGACAAGGTGTTCCCACCGAACAAGGGCGTTGATGGCGCAAACGAGTTCTTGACTTGGCTCAAGTCGGGCGACCCAATCATCACCGCTACCCAGCGTGATGTTCTCGACGGCAAGATTCGCCAACTCACCCCCGAACAGCGTGAGGTTCTCAAGGGCTTGTGGGCCGAGGGCAACTTCCCCAAAGTAGCCAACTTGCCAGAGTCTCGCTACGAAGAAGCCGACGCTCTTCTGAACAAAATCGCTAAGACCAAGGCAAAGGTTTCAGCAGAGGTAGTGCCAGAATAGGCGCATACCCCCCTAAATCGCCTTTGTAGGCGTTCTAGAACCAAAAGCCCTCGGAGATACCACTCCGGGGGTTTTTGGCTTTTTAGGCCCAAATAAGCCGTGCGCTGGCCCTTCTCGGCAGGGTAGTGTCTTTGCCTCTAGAACTAACAAAGGAATTACCTATGAGTGATGCTGGCAGAGCATACGTAGAAAAGCACTCCCCCTACACCGGGACTATGTTTCTAATTCACCTACGACTCGGCAATATCGAAAACGACACTTACAACCACCGGCTCTTCATCGCTGACGAAAATCTTGCGAAGTTGTGTCGCTGCTCAACCAAATCAGTTCAGCGCGCAAAAGCACAAATGGTCAAAGATGGATTCTTGCGTTTATTGCGCCCCGCATCAGGTCGCAGAGTGGCCGAATATGAGTTTCTTTTCCCACAAACTGATGTGGATATCACCCCGGATTTTGTTCCCGAAGAGGAAGAAATAGGTGGACATTTTGTCCGAATAGGTGGACATCCTGTCCGAATAGGTGGACATTTCGTCCCTTCTGAAGAGGACTCACCTCTTTATATAAATAAACAGAAAGAAAGTACTAAAAGTACTTCCCCCGCTTCTAAAAAAGCGGAGAAAGCAAAAAAGGAATCGGAATACGAATCTGTCTTCAACGACCTTTGGGAAATATACCCCCGCAAGGTAGGTCGCTCGGCAGCACTACAAGCACTAAAGTCCGTACTTCGCTCTGGGGTATCACCAGCAGAATTGAGAGAAGCAGTTGTAAATTATGCCGCTTTCAGAAAAGGCAAGGAAATCGAATACACACTCCACGCCTCGACTTTCTTCGGCCCTAAGCAACGCTGGAAAGATTATCTCTCTGACGGTGAGGGTCTAAAGACCGACACCAAGAAGCCAAAGGGCTTTAGAGGTATCGAAGAGTTCCTACAGAGGGGCGAATAGTGGAACGGATTGACACAGCAAAAGTTTGCGCTCTCCTATCGGCGGCGTTTCCAAATCTCACTATGAGTGCTGAAACGGTGGAGATGTGGAATGCGATGCTCGGAGACTTAGATGTCGGGCTCGTGTTTAGGGCCGCCCAAGATTGGATTCTCAAAGAAGAGCGATACCCCACGATTGCGGGCATCCGAAAGCGCTGTGCTGAAATCGCTGGCGTGTTATCTATGAGTGCCAACGAAGCGTGGGCCGAAGTAGCAGATGCCGTTGAGCGATACGGATTACACAATTGGCAAAACCTCTCACGGCCACCTTGGTCGAACGAAGCAATTTCCAAAACCGTAAAAGCAATCGGCTGGTGGGAGATTTGCCAGACGGATAATCCCTCAACTGTCCGAGCGCAATTTATCAAAATGTATAACGAGTTCTCCGAGAAGAACAACAACGAAGTTCTTTTCAGCAGTGGATTTGCTCTAGGGGCTGGGCCTGTAAGTGTGCCGGGTATCACTATGGTAAGTTCTAATAACCAAAACGCACTAGCAAGGGGCGAACAATGACCACTACACCTATCAAGCCATCCGAGCGATTCCTCGCACTAAGCACTAAGACCAAGTGGGTCGCCGCAGTGGTCTTCGCTCTAGTAGCAACGATTCTTCTTATGTCGACTGGCGTCATTAGCACCTCTGGCCCAACGACTACCACCACCACAAAGGCACAAGCAGAAGCGGCTATGTGGAAGATTTGGAAGCCAACTTTCGTTGTTGCTGAAAAGCACACTCTTGCGGATTACAACAATGCACAGAAAGCACTCGCCGCTAACAATGTCACTACCACCAACAAATACTTCGTTCGTTTGTCGGAAGATATAAACGCACTCAACAATGCGATTGGTTCACCAAGCAAAACCCTTAACCAAGCGATTGCGGCACAAGCACAAGCCCTTGAGGGTTTGACAGTTATTGGATTGAGTGTGATTGAGAACACCTCACAACTCCCCGCTTTCCAAACGGAAGTAGCGAAGTATTTGGCCGCCGAGAAGACGGTCCAAACTATCTACACAACCGATAACGCTATCTACACCACTAAGTAGTGGACATCAAGCGTTGCGGTTCGTGTAGGGAACTGCTCCCTACTAGTGACTTCATACCTCGCCGTGACAAGCCAGACAAGTTCTTGCCTCGTTGTAAGAACTGCCGTAGTGCTGAAACGAAAACCAAAGCCCTAAAGCGCAAGCCGTTGGAACGCAAGCCAACGCAGATGAAGCGAACTCGGCTCAACCCCGTGAGCGACAAGCGCCGTGAGGTGAATACCAAACGCCGAGAGGCGATGCTCGAGCACTTCGGCAAGCGTGAGACTTGGAAGTGTTCAGTTAGAGAGATAATCGGAACACCTTGCTTCGGAGATGTGAACGGTCACGAAATCCTTTCACGCGCTCGGTCGGGTCAAAGCGATGCGAACCTCTTGGATATGTCGGGGATTATCCTCGTTTGTAATCACCACAACTCGTGGATAGAAGATAACCCCACCAAAGCCCACGAACTCGGATTAACCAAGCATTCTTGGGAAGCGTAGTAATCTGGGGTTCAGCACCCGCCGAGGCTAAACAACAAGTCCTTGCCTAAAATAGAGTTTGCTGTTCCACCTGCGACTTAGCCCACTCAACACGGGCTTCAATAATCGGGTGGTAATCGGGCGTGAGTTCGCACCCTATCCACTCACAGCCCTCTAAAACGGCTGCTACGGCGGTTGTGCCTGAACCCAAGAACGGGTCAAGGATAGTGCCGTTTGGTGGTGTGACAAGTTTGATTAGGTAGCGCATAAGGGCAAGTGGCTTGACCGTCGGGTGGATGTTGGCGGTGACTTTGGAACGGGTTTTGTACGGCACTTGCATAGCGTCTTGCCCCTCGTCACGCCCTGTCAGCATTTGTTCAGTCAACCCCTCTAGCCCAGCGTTGCGCTCTGCCTTGCT